CTGACAGTCAGGACACATCTGCGGCGGTCAAACGCACATCTGCTTCATCGGGCAGCCCTGTTTACAAGGTGGTTGATCTTGACGGCAAGTATGTGGCTAAGGTTGTTGCGCAGGAAAACAAGCGGGCTAAAACTGCCAGCGGAGGTTAAGCATGAATGATACGATATTAAAAATCGGCAATGTGGATATGTCCGAACACGTTATATGCGAGGCTGTGGATATATCGGTAGCGCCTGTGTATTCGGACAGCTTCACTGCTGTAAACGGCAAGGAAAAGAAGAAATGTCTGGGTGTGAGCGTCAGTCTGTCGGCTGATTTTCAGGTGCTGTCGGACACGGTAGCAGCTGCCCTTGTGACCGCCTGCAATGCGGACGAGGTGACCGTAAAATACAAATGCCCCACGGTACAGACCAATGTGTTTGACCGCCCGACTATCCGATGTGTGCCTGTATTTAACGACGGCACGGTGGACTATTACAACATATCCGTATCTATGACCTGCCCTCTCACGGGCTCAGGCCTTTAGCCTGCCGTACAAGATAACCTATCAGGGTACGGAATACGGTGCGGACGTACTGGCCAACATCAGGCTGAGGCGGTCGCTGGAGGGCAAGGGATTTGACGGTGTGGCCACAACGGAATTTTCCTGTGATGTATGGTCGGCTGTGCCGTTTATAGATGGCAGCAAGGTAACGTTTAACGGCTATCTGCTGCCTGACTTTTACATTGCCCAGCAGTCCTATGCGGGCGGTGTGGCACGCATCACGGCGTATGATCTGTGTAAAAATCTGGATATTCCATTTGATTACAGTGGATACGATCAGTTTGAGTACACCTATGACGATGACGGCAACAAGGTTTTCGATGAAAGCAAGGCAAAGCGGTATCCCACGTCTCAGATAGTGGGAGCGATCGCCGATCAGTGCGGTTTCACCGAGGGCGGATATTCGGGGCGCATGGCACAGCTGTGCTATCAGGATTTCGCAGGCAAGACGTGCAGGGTCATACTCAGCGACCTGTCCCACAATGACGTGGGATACTGGCATGACGGCGGCGGTGTGCTGGCGTTTGTGCCTTTTTCTGCGCCCTCTTCGGGGCTGGATATGCCTGCGGAAAGCGACAGGACGGAGGTCATCAGGCGGGGCACCAAGCACATTACGGGGGTATATGCCACTGATGAGGCATATGGCAACGAGTATGCCTCGGGCTCCGACTGGCGGCACACTGAACGCATTTCCGGGCGGTATCTGACTGAGGCGGCTGTACAGCAGATGGTATCGCAGATAGTCGGCAGCGGCGGTGAGTACGCATATCACGGCTGGGAATGTTCGCAGATGATCACTGATTATTTGTACAACATTGGTGATTTCATCGCATACGGCGGCGACAAGCTTCCTGTGTTGGGTGCTGATTTTGATTTCACGGGACTGGGAATCGTGGCTGATGTTTCTGCGCCTGAGGCGGATTGCAGTTTCAGCGAGTATCATGATCTGTACAGCCGCAAGCTGGAGGGCAAGCTGGAGGCAAACAAGTCCTATGGCTGCTTTTTTGCAGGCGACAAGGGATTTGGACTGAGGATAGAAATGTAGAAATGTGAGGCGGTTTGATGGAAAAGACTGATTTACTGTGTTACCAACCCATTGGGGGAGCGCCTATTGTGAAGGTCGGTAACAGATTTCTTCCGCTGGCGGCGCCCTCCGACAAAGGCAAAAGCAGCGATAATGTGTTCTGGTTTATCTACTCGGGCAGCAAAAAAGCCAAGCTGACCATTGATGTGGAAAACTGGACTGAGACTTTGGAGGAGGTGGAATAATGTTTCCGTATCCTTTTCTGGAAGCGGCATATATGGCTAAGATGTCGGGCGGCGGAAAGGTCAAGCCCATAACTATAACGGAAAACGGAGTATATAATGCGCCTGAGGGATACACGGGATATTGCCCTGTGACTGTTGATGTGCCGCAGAGCAGCGGTTTTCTGACATTGGAACAGCTGGCGGCGCTGCCTACTGCGTGCAGTCTGAGCTATGGGGATTATAGAACAGACGTTAAAGTTCACGCTGATAATACGTTGGGCTATATAGAAAGCGGCAACCCCACCTATGCGCAATATAACATAAATGTACGGTATAATTATGGAATGCTGTGCAAGGTCGTTTCAAAAAACAATGTCCCATTTTATGGGGCGTATTCTACGTTTAATATGTTCTGGAATCAATGGGCGTATGTATATGACACCGAATCCGGCATAATCCACAAGGTGAATTTGTCAGAATGGGAATTGGTTGAAGCCAGCGCAACCGCACAGCCGAGACAATACGGGGCTAATGAGATTGGACTTAGCCTGACGTATAAGTATAAATATACGTATTATGATTCCGCAACCGATGAACAGACGGGCACCGATGAGCAGACTAACAGTACATCAAGCACCATATATGCGGTTGGCAACAATGTGGTATCTAATGGCTATGGATACGCTGCGCCAAGCACAGCATCACTTTACCCGTCCATAGCAGCGGAGCTGTGCAGGGCAGAAAAGGCGTTTTATGAGACTTTTAAAACCTGAAAGAGAGTGAATTTTTTATGTCTATCAGTACAAGAGAAGCAACCGTTACGCTTAGCGGCGTGACAACCGTAACATTTGACCGCAGATATCCATATTTTGCGGTAAGAAACGATAGCAGCGCACCTGTGTACATTTCCACAGTAAATGCGGATTGCACAGCAGGTGCTGACGGCGTTGTTGCGGTGCCAAAAGACGGCAGCGTAGTCATTGCAAATTGCGGTGATATTTTCGGCGACGGCACACTGTACCTCAACGGCAGCGGGACTGTTACTATTATGGGGCAGTATGACGGTGGCAACCGTTTTAGGGCAGCCAAGAAGGGAGGTGAGACAAAAGAAATAACGCCCGAATCGTTAGGATATGCAGTAGGCGCCAAAATGTTTTTTGACGGCATTTATAATTTTGGTCAAAAGCATACTGATAACGGTGCATATTGGATTGATATAGTAAGCAATGCTGTGATGAGGCGTTATTTGGCTGATACGGGAAAATTGCTATTATCTGATAATCACTATGTAAAAGAAACAGGAGTAGACAGCGCGTTACGTATTCCCGTTTATTTTAATAGTGATCATTTCACAACGGAATTATTTTTTGAGATTACAAGCGGCAACACGTCGGAAAATGATATCATAAATAATTTTGACCATGCGGGATTTGGATTGTTCACCGAAAACAATGCAATTCAATTTGGAATTTTCAACAATTCATCGAACGCATATCAATATATCAATGGTGGAAGTTACGAACAAAATACCAAGTACCACATTGTAGCAACGTACAACGGCGAAAACGTTATATTTTATATTAACGGTACAATAGTTGGTTCGGAAATATTGGCGTTAGCTGATTATAAAAAATCAACCAAAATCCCCTACATAGGATGTGTCGGAGGTGGTGGTTCATATTATTCAGCAGGTGCGTATAAATTTTATCGTGTCGCATATTATGAACGTGCGCTAAGTCAAATTGAAATCATAAACAACTACAATTCGGATATTGCACGATTTAACGTGTGACGTTTAATAAAGGAGAAATTTAAATGTCAGCAAAAACAAACTACGGTCTGGTCGCATACACCAAAGCTCAGTTAGGTCTTCCCTACTGGTATGGCACATTCGGTCAGATTGGAACGGAAGCCCTGTACACTTCCAAGAAGAAACAGTGGCCTAAGTTCTATAAATGGGAAGGAACTGCTTACAACAACTTCTCTTCCCAGTACGGCAAAAGGGTCCATGATTGTGTAGGTCTGATTAAGGGGTATCTCTGGTCCGACACTCCTACATCTACGCCCAAGTATGACAGCTCACAGGACGTGTCTGCAAATATGATGCGGGCGAACTGTTCCGAGAGGGGTGGTATATCCACTATGCCCAACATTCCTGGCGTACTTGTGTTCATGAGTGGTCACGTGGGAGTTTATATCGGCGGTGGTGAAGTCATTGAAGCGAGGGGTCATGAATACGGCGTTGTTAAGACAAAGCTCGCACTCAGACCTTGGAAGTGGTGGGGCAAATGCCCTTACCTTACATATCTGGACAAGGCTCCCACGATCACCATTGACAGC